CGCCGGTCACTACGCCACGGTATTCACGGATAGGGTGGCCTTCTATGGTTGGAGTGGTACTCAAAATCATAACGTATGTTCTAAATAATTGAAAATTAAAAACTTATGCAGACTGCTTTTTTCTTGTGCAGTTTTTATTCAGGTTTTTCACGATTTCGGGCGTGAAGCCAGTTGCATAAAACTCCCCAGAGCCAAGGAGCAGCCAGTATGGGTTGATGTGGTAGTCACGGACTAGGAACTGAACCCAAGACGGACGAAAGCGACCGTAGTACTCGGTAGGCTTTTCACGCAGGGACATGATGTTCCAGCGGTTGATACCATACCGGTCGGTTATTGTCTTCAGACCGCCAACGCAACCATCAGCCTTCAGGCGGTCGATGGCAGAGAAGAAACGAACTACTATATCCACATCAGCGGACATCAGATTTTTATCTTCCATATTCATTTTATCTTTTTGTAGGCACGACTGAAAACGCTTTCCAGCCTTGCCCGGTGGTTATTCAATCTTTGCGACCAGTCCTGCAACTGAGCCAGCGAGGGACGAGAAGCCAGCAGACCATCCACCTCGGAAGGGGTTAGCACTGGCAAATATTTCTCGTAGGCGAGAAGAACGCTAAGATACTTCATTCAAACAAGAATTGCCGAGGTTGTTTCTTTCTTTTAATTTCATCAAAGCCACCTTTGGCAACATCAGCTAGACTTTTGTAGGTATAGAATGATGAGGATGGAAGAAACCCTTTTTTGTTTTCGATGGTAACACCTTCTGCGGATGGGATAAAGAGGAAACCTTCTACCTTTCCAGTTGTTACCTCGTTTCCGTCAATCGTGTCGTCAAGCCTGTAAGTCCTACCCTTTTCTTCACCTTCAAGTGAGACAAGAAATTTGAGCGTTCTTTGCAGTTCGTTTCTTCCACGAAACCTAAGATAGAAAGATTCAATCATCTTGGCTGAATTAACATTGTTTATCTGCCAGTAATACACCGTGTCTTTTTGCGGCTCAAAAACGGTGTAGCTAATAACTGGAGAAACGTCATAACTCCTAGATAAAAGTGTTTGCGAACGCACACCCACGCACGCAAGCGCAAGCACGAATAACATTATTATCTTTTTCATATTACTTTTCCTTTAAATGGTTAATATTTCTTTCGTAGAACTCATTCCAAGCCTTTTTCTTGATGAAGATGAAGAAGAGAAGCAGTCCTAGGGCGACCATCAGCAGATAGAGCGGATGGCACAAGACACCGAACCCGAAGGAACGCTGGAAGTCGATGCAGAACGAAATCAGCACTCTGTAGGTAGAGAACGCCCGATGCACCCAGCAGAACCCATAGGCTAGGCTGACGATGATCCAGGCGATGAAGCCGAAGAGCGAGCAGTCGAATATCCACTCCGTGAGTTTTACCCGAATGCCGAACGAGAGCAGGGTGCAGTGCACCAGCATCACAAACGCACCCACTGGAGGGATAATGCCTATTATCAACCTGCTGGCTTTCCATAGCCAGCTTTTACCGAGAGCGGCAAGAAGAACCTTCTCCTTCCGCTCTATGAAATCCTCATCTTTCATCGTTACTTAGAATTTTAGTTGATATTGTACCTGGAGCGAGAACTAAAGTTCACGCAGCCATTTCTGACCCGATTTAGTCTTAGACCAAATTACGAGACTGGTGCCGATAACCGCACCTATGAACATAAATAAAGTTGCTAGTTCCATAATCTAAACATTTGAATTATTATACTTCATTACATTATTAGCGAAATAAGCGAAGGCGAATGACGCTATGACACCGAAGGCAATAAAAAGGATATTATACAATCCTATCTCATCGCCAGTAATCAATGGTGAGAACCCACCAATGCCCGTTCCGCTTATAAACAGATTGGAGACACCGTACAGATACGTTGCAAGCAGCGTCCTGCGGTCGTGCTCTTTAATTAACTTACTAACCATACTTTTTCATTTTGCAAAGTTACTAAATTATTTCTGTCCCACAATGGCAAGCAGCGTTTTTACTTGACTTTGCAAGAACTCATTCTGTTCTCGCAGCAGTTTATTCTCAGCAGCCAAGGCAGCATCACTACCTATTGGCTGAGAAACGTTTGAACTGTTCGAGCCATTGACGTTTGAACCGAAAACAGCCTCTTCCATCTCGGCTGGTAGGGGAGGGGCACACTTGTCTATTATTTCCTTTATCTTTTGAAAGAAATCTATCTTTATAGACTTGCGATTAAACTTTGCATTCAAGTTCTGCGGACTAGTTCCTAGCTCCTCCGCAACAGCAGCAACGGACATTCCCGAGCGTTTTATATATTGTTTTAGTTCTTCTCCGTTCATATTAAAATAAAATTAAATAAAATTAAATTAATACTAAAATCACTACTAAATGTTTTGTAATCTAAAATATTTGTTTTATATTTGCAAACGATTTCAGAAACGAGTTTAAAAACTCATTTGCAAAGATAAAGAAAATAATTTAAAATACAAATAAAATGGGAGAAAATTTTAATTATGATTTCAGAACCCCACTGCAGAAGCAGCAGGACGAAAGAAAGAAGAACATCATAGCGATGTTTGCAGATTTCCGAGCAAAAGCACCTGCCGAGACCTCAGACAGCAGAATAATGCTCGCAGTTTCACAGCGTGTTGGTTGCACCCAGCAGAACGTGCGTGTTATCCTCATCAAGGCTGGATTGATAACACCAAAGAAGAGACGTGCAGCCGTGCGCAAATAATCAAGTAGAACCAATTTAAACATTCAGAGCGTATGAAGAAGTTTATCGAGATTATCACAAGTGACGAAGTAATAAGCCTGGTAGTTGCCATCGTATTAGTAACTTTAATTTTTTGGAGGGCTTAGTTATGACGAACGAAGAACCAAAGGTAGCAGACGCAGGCAGATACACCATGACAGAGACCTGCAAGGTGCTTGGCATACATCGCAACACCCTGCGCAGATGGTTGCAGGCTGGTAAGATTAAGGTCAAGTTCCGCAGAATCGACAACCGCAAGGTTTTCGAGGGCAGCGAGATTAAAAAAGTTTGGAGGATTGCCCTATGATGAATGCCTACGAGAAAGCAAAGCAGCTAACAGCGAAGTGGGAGCAGGAGCGAAAGGACAGCAAGCGACTGGCAACCATGAAGGAAGCTGAGAGACGCTTTCAGGTAAGGGAGTTCGACAACATGCTATGTCTTTCACTGGACGGAATACCGGTGCTCCCGATGAGCGAGTTCAACAAGCAGACGCTTGCAGACGCACGTCTGACATTCTTTAACTATTTAAGCAGACGGTAAGAGCGTATGGAACCAAGAATTATCAAACAATGCGAAGAGGCAATGTACGATGCCATCTGGCTGGAGTTAGACCGTGATCCACAGCGACCAGCGGTTGCAAGGGTAGATATTAAAACCAAGGCAGGCAATATCTGCGTATGGTGCGACAGAACCGGGAACATAGCGGTCGTGACGCACAAGAATAGCAACAACGACAGCGAGCGGCTGGAGGAAGCCATCGAGGGCTGCGTCAACTATCAGGACGTGATGGACGACTGGCTGGAGGAGAACAGTCAATACGCAGACCAAGACCCGATGGACGCCTTCGAGGAAAGCAGGCTCGACAGCCTTATGGCTCAACTGGTTTGATTACGATGTTAAACAATTATTATATGGCTCCCTGCAGCGGCAGGGCAAAGGGCGCACGCAAAACTCATTTTTCAAGGTTATCTAAAATTAGTTGTTTTTACCATGCAATATGCGGAAACGACAGCGTGCGCCCTGCAACGGAAGGGCATCCACCAGCAGCAGGCAAGGGTGGAATAGCAATCAACTGGGGTTCGAATCCCCAGCCTTCCACTAGAGTTAATTAAAAGATTATGTTGAACAATAAAAAGAACGAATTATGGAAAATGAAATTATTCAAGTAAGCGGTGGAGAAATGCTGGAAGCTATCAACCGCTCGGAGATTGACGGACAGATTGCCACAGCGCACAAGTTCCCTCGAGACATCATGCAGTGCAAGCAGAATATGGTAGCATTGGCAGCGATGGACGATGATGTAGCATACAACTGCTTCTACCACCTAGAGCGCAAGGGCAAGGATGGTCAGGTGTCGGTTATTGAGGGTCCTAGTGTTAGGTTCACGGAAATCATTTCCGCATGCTGGAAGAACCTGCGCATCGCGGGTCGCATCATCGCAAACGATGGAAAGACCATCACGGCACAAGGCGTCTGCCACGACCTCGAGAGCAACGTGGCTTACTCTGTAGAAGTGAAGCGCAGCATTCTGACATCGAAGGGCTACACCTTCTCGCAGGATATGCAGGTTGTAGTTGGCAATGCAGCTGTGGCAATCGCCCAGCGTAACGCAATCTGCAAGGTCGTGCCGCAGGTATTGATTGCAAGCGTGGTGAAGGAAGTGCAGGCAAAGGCACTTGAGCACATCAAGCAGACTGGCGTACAGAGCCAGTGGAAGAGCTGCGTAGCCTGCTTCCAAGTGTACCAGGTAACAGACCTTATGCTGCTGGAATACCTGGGCAAGAAATCAGCCGAGGAAGTAACGGCAGAGGACATTCAGAAGCTGGCTGGTGTGTACAACGCCATCAAGGAAGGTACGACCACAGTAGAGGAGACCTTCAAGAAGCCAAAGCAGCAGGAAGCCATCGCACAGCAGGCGCAGGCAGCAGCCGAGAGCGCACAGAAGAAGGCTGAGAAGGCAATGAGCCGCAGCCAAGGAAAGACTGGCACAGCAGCTAAGAAGTAGTTTAGTTTATAATGTTATAGCGTTTCCCAATTAGCCGCAGGGCAACCTTCAGGGTGGGAACCTGACCAGATTATAGGGAACCTGCGGCAACTTTTAAACATTCAGTAAAAATTATGGCAGAAAAAGAAAACAATCAGAAACACAAGAGCACCATCGACAAGTACTTCAAAAGAACCACAGATGGTTTCAAGGCATGGGCAGAGGAAGACGAGGAAGAAAGAAACTACCTGCTTGTTGCAATAGAGCCGACTGGAGATGTAGACGAAGACGGAAACCAAGGATTCGATTTCCATATTTCCTACCACGGTAAAGCCAATTCCCTCGCGAGCGGAATTGGTCAAACAATGCAAAAGGAGGAATTCCTTCGCTCGGTCGTTCTTGCAGCAGCTAGAAAATTCTTTTTTGATAAATAAAAACATTCAGACAATGAAACAGATAATTAAATACAAAAGCAGAGAGGAGTGGTTACAGAACCGCTCAAAGGGAATTGGTGCATCAGAGGCAGGCACAGTACTGGGACTGAATCCGTGGGAGACCCCATACCAGTTATGGAGACGCAAGAAGGGCATCGACCCACCAAAGGTTGAAAACTTTGCGATGGTTGCAGGACACCTGCTGGAGGATGCCGTGGCGCAGTTCTTCAAGCGAGAGAGCCACTGCCACATCATCAAGGCGAGCACGGACGACTACACCATCACGAACACCGATACTCCGTATCTGAGAGTAAGTCCAGACCGAACCTTCTGGAGAACCGGGGCAACACACAACGAAGCAAGCAAGAGCATCCTCGAGTGCAAGACAACGCAGATGCAGATAGATGCAGACGACCTTCCGAAACATTGGTTCTGCCAGCTTCAGATGAACCTCGGAGTGGGAGAATACAAGGATGGAGCACTTGCCTGGCTGACAGCAGGCAGGGAGTTCGGCTACCGTGACATCGATTTCGACCCCGAGTTCTTCGGATGGATGAGGGACGAGATAACCAAGTTCTGGCTTGACTACATCGTGGGCGACCAAGAGCCGCCAGCCTACAGCGCACAAGACGTTCTTTTGAAGTCGCCAATGCACAAGGCAGGAAAGGAGATTGAAGCCACAGCCGAAATCGGGGACATGCTCATCGAGTTGAAGGAAATCAAGGAGAAGAGCAAGACACTCGAGAACCGACAGAAGGAAATCGAGGACAACTTGAAGCTGTTCTTTGGTGACGCTGAAAGCATCGTGGACGGAAACGGCAAGACGCTGGCAACGTGGAAAGCACCGAAGGCAAGCGAGAAGTTCGATGCCAAGGCTTTTCAGACAGACCATCCCGAGGAATGCGCTGCCTACATTAAGCAAGTGCAGGGAGCACGAAGATTGCTCATTAAGTAAAGGCAGGGCTTATGGCTGTTCCTATATCAAAAACCGACCTAAGGAATATAATTTCCCAACTGGAGAATTATATTTCCCTAGGTGGGAAAGTGACAGCACCGACCGACACAAGCCAGCGGAACAAAATCCGTATGGCTACAGTCTTAAAACGGAAGCTGGAAAAGAAATTATCATTATCAGAATAAAATTATGAACGATTCATTCATCTTATACACTTCTTACTACGCCATCATCGAGGGGCTTACGGATGAGCAACTCGGACAGCTGACTAGGGCACTTTTCATCTACGCAAGGGATGGAAAGACAATCAAGCTAGAGCCAGTTGTAAGGATGGCTTTTTCATTTATCAAAGACAACATCGATCGCAATGCGGACAAGTATCAGAAGAAATGCGAACGCAACCGTGAGAATATCAGAAAGCGGTGGGAGAAAAAGCATGCGGAAGATACGACCGAACGAAGTGATACGACCGAACGAAGTGATACGACCGAATACGAACGTATACAATCGAATACGAACGTATACGAAGAAAAAAGTCGTATACCTTATGATAATGATAATGAATATGATAATGATAATGAATATGATGTTTCTAAAGAAACAGATAATATATTAGAACCTTCTAAAGAAGCTTCTATGCAAAGTTTTTCCGAGAAAAACGTTTGCGCTGCAGAAGAACCGCAAAAAAGTTCTGAGAAGAAGAAATCCAAGAAAGGCGAAATCGACTACGCAGCCATCAAGGACTACTGGAACGAGCAGCACGACAAGACCAACAGCGCAATGCGAAGGCTGACGCTGATGACGGAAAACCGCAAGGAGGCAATCAGAGGAAGGCTCAAGGACTGCAAGGGAGATATTTCCAAGATTTACCTGGCAATCGACAAGGCTATGGCTAGCGACTATCTGAACGCAGGGCATTCCTGGGCATCGTACGACTGGGTAATGACAAGGAAGTATTTCCCGAAGGTGCTGGAGGGCAACTACGACAACACCAAGCCAGCCACAAGCCAGCAGCCGCAATCGACAGCAGCCAGGGCGCAGGATCCTGCGGCAACAGCAAGACCGAGCATCGGGGAGCTCTACGAGCAAGCCAAGCATCAGCAGCCAGCGAGCCAGCAGAGCCAAGACAGCAAGTTCCGGTGGGTAATCCAGCAGAACCTCGAAGACTTGAAGAAGAACCCGAACAACAAGCCTGCCAAGGATTCGCTGACAAGATACTACGAGAAGGGAGTTCTGCAGCGGCTGGGCATCGACTGGAAGCCCGAAAAATAACGGATGAGGGCAAAATCAGCCGCTCTGAGCCGTTTTCACGCTTCGGGCGGTAAATTATAAGGCAAACATATTTTAAACACTTAAAACAAAAGAATTATGGCAAAAGAAGTATGTATTGTAAACAACGAATGCTTTAATACAGATTACCCAGTAGGGGCGACAATTAGCATTGAAGGTGTAAATTGCAAGGTGGTTGAGGATATAGGTCTATCTGAATATAACTGCTACGAGTGCATCTTGAACGGTAAGAGAGAAGGCATTATGTGCAGGAATCTTGCTTGTCTGAATAGTGAAAGAGAAGACCGCAAGGACGTACACTTCGTAAAGATTTAAAGCCATGAATGAATTATTTTTTCACGAATGCAGAGCCGCGGGGCTCGTATTCAAGACATCGAACGATTGGTGCAAATGGCTGACCGAAAACAGCTACGACATCAAGAAGCCGGTCGCAGAGCATGAAGGCTTCAAATACAACATCAAGGATGTTTGCATCAATCCGCACGTAATCGAGTATGCCGTAGAGGGTTCAGACAACTGGGGATGGAAGGTAATGACCGCCAATACACAGTTCGGCTGGATATGGGGCTACAGCATTCAAAAAGGGAAGCATTGGTACGACAGCCCGGCAGGCTACCCGAGTAGATATGACGCTCTCAGCATCTTCTACGGTAATGAGAAAGAAGCTGTTCAAGACGCTTTGACCTACATCATCAGATACCTCGAGGGCAATGCTGGAACCAAGAACATCAACCTCCTTCTCTGGGCGGCAAAGAAGAAGAGGGCAGACATCATTCATCCACAGATTGAACTTTTTGGAAAGGAGGTGGAGGGATGAAAATATCAGCATTTATAAAACTTCTTGAAACTCACAAGAAACAGTTTGGTAATATAGATGTTGTTGATGACTTGGGGTATATCACAAATGACCTTGTATACAACGAAGAAGATAATTCTTTGATGATAGTTACAGACACATTCAGAAAAGTAAGAAGAAATGAAAAAGATTGAAATCATCACAGATGAACACCGACATCACGTATACGTTGGCAACACCGATTTCTGGCTCAATACTCAGGAACTGTTGGAACTTTATTTTAAACTCGGACACGTTAAGTTGTAAACAATAAAAAACATTCAGAACATGGAAGTAAACGAAGAATTCAAGCACAAAATGAAACGCAGGTCTGTAGAGATAATGAAAAAGGCTAAGAGACTTGCAGAACTGGCAGGAGAAGAGACCGTGAGCCTGGATTTCCTGCAATCCATCCTCGAACTACAGCTTACGCACCAAGAAGCTACTGCCGTGGCATTGAGAATGCTTCCGACAAAGAAGGTTGCAGATGCCTACACAAAAGCGCATGTTTCCTGCCTTGACTTCATCGAGACCGTGACCGATGAAATGATAAGGGTAGTTGAAAATCACAACAAAAAGAACAAGAATAACAAACAATAAAAACATTCAGACAATGGAACAGAAAGATATTAATATTTACGAGATATTGAAGGGTGTTGAGTATGGCACAGAGTTATACACGCCAATGTGCGGAAATGTTGTGTTTACTTGTCTTCCATCAAACAATGAAACAATCAGGACTGAAAAAGACCTCGGAATTTATCGCTTCGACAAGAACGGCAGATGGATGGAGGGAGGAGAAGTAATGCTTTTCCCTTCTAACGAAATGAGAGATTGGAGCAAGTTTTTCAAGAAGGGAGACGTGCTTATTTGTTACGAAGGAAAGAAGCCGTACTATACAATCTTTGATGGTTTTGAGAGCAACACTTACCGAGCTTTTAAGGGAAAGTTTGCGTATGATTGTTGTGAAGACAAATGGTATCAGAATGAAGGTAATCTTTCTACAAATACCTTCCATAAATTGAACCGTGAAGATTCTGAAATTTATGTAACAAAAATCGAAGAGCGTTTTGGTGGAAAGCTGAACCGGGAAACACTGGAGATTGAGAAACCTCAGCCTGAGTTCAAGGATGGAGATATAGTAATGTCTGATTCGGGTACAATAGTTCTTGTCAGAGGAATTAGTTTAACTAGAAAGATATATTATCATGCTTATATGCGTAATGAGTATATATATATATCAACCAAGTAGAAGGCGAATTTTTTAGTCGTGTAAGTCGTATTAAAAGATTTGCCACGGACTCGGAAAAGCAGCAACTCTTTGATGCTCTCGCAAAGGAAGGCAAACGCTGGGATAGTGAGCATAAAATGATTGTGGACTTGAAGCCAGCGTTTGAAATCGGCAAACTCTACGTTTTCAGAGAGGAAGACGAGGACGGAGAGCTGACAATCATCGGTGAACTCATCGACAAGAACGAAAGCGAAGATACGCTGACATTCGGCAACCAGTACGAAATCGAGAACGAGAAGTTCGTGACCGACCAAACCTTCGACCTGCGTATCAGCGTTAACAAGGAACTTCGAGAAGCGACAGAGAACGAAGTCGAACTGTTCAACAAACATTACGACATCTGGAAGAATGGGAAGGAGCAGCCAGCCTTCAAGACCTTTGACAAGGTGCTGGTAAGGTGCGGAAAAGGATTCAAGTGGCTTCCAGCGTTCTTTGTCCGTGACCGTGGAGAGGATTTTGCATCTAGATACAACGTCTTGCCTTTACATAGCGGAAAGGCAGCAGACTTCACTCAATGCATCCCATACGAGGGTCACGAGAATTTTGCCTTCACTGACTACGACTTCGTAGACTTACCTTTCTGGTGGACGCATGGCGAGTGAATTATGCAAGGCTTGCGATGCCGGGCGAAACTGCATAAATGGCATCTATTGCCCGGCACGCAAGCAATATGTAGAACATCAGGTAATACTTGAATGCAATGAGCGACTTCGTAACAAGGGAGAAGAACAGAACGTACTACCAGGAACACCGGGAACAGATCCTCAGAGCCACGAAGGAATGGCGAAAGAGAAACCGGGAAAAGTACCGGGCGTACCAAAAGGAGTACTGGAGTAAGCACTACCGGAACTACGGTACCAAGAACCGGGTAGCCGACAGAGCGATGCGTGAGAGGAAGAAGCCGGACGTAGAGAAGGCTCTTTCTCTGTTCAAGAATCCGCAGCAGGCAGCGCATCTGGCTTGGCTGCTAGAAAACAAAAAGAATAATCGGTCGTGAGTTCAATAATAGAGTTTTTAACCAGCGAGGACAGAAGGAGATAGGCTCTAATATCAAAACAAATAAACTTATAACATCTTGAAATTACGATATGAGAGCCGGAAACGCATCTCCCGAAGTCTGACAACAAACAAAGAAAGCGAGGTGGTACATGAGGAAGTAAGAAAAAGAAATCGTTAGAAAATTATGCTTTTATTCATTCGGCTGGCGGTGGAAGAAGGAAGAACCCTGCAACATATTCATTTTGTTATTCATTTATTTTGCACCCGCAGGCACAACTTCCGGAATCCCTGCCAGCTTTCTCTATCGCAACCGAAAAGAAGGGAAAGAAAGGGGTAGGGGAAAGATAGGGATAATAACGCATGTGCGCACGTATATGCGCACGTAAAGGGTGTTGGATAATAAACTACACCAGCAAAACAAAATAAACGCTTATGCGTGAAATTCAAACAAAATAATTACTTTAAAGAAAAAAATGGAAAAAGGAACAGTTATAATCGGAATCGACCCCGACAATCAGGAAAGCGGAGTTGGAGCAGTCTTTGACGACAAGAAGTTTCTCGCTTATAAAATGAACTTCCCAGCTTTGATAGATTACCTTAAGGCAATGAACGAGAGTTGCAAGAAGATTAAGGTCGTTATTGAAGGCGGCTGGCTCAACAAAAGCAACTGGCATGTGCTTAATCGTTTCATGACAGCAGTCAAGGCAGCAGCAATCGGACGCTCTACCGGAATGAACCATCAGACCGGAATCTTGATTGTCGAGTGCTGCAAACACTACAATATCCCCTGCGAAATCATCAAGCCATTGAAAAAATGCTGGAAGGGGAAGGACGGAAAAATCACGCAGGACGAAATTGCTTATTTTGTAAGCGCAGGACAAAAGTTGCCGAGAATGAACCAAGACCAGAGAGACGCACTTCTCCTCGCATGGGTCTGTGCAGGATACCCGGTCAGAGTGATGCCGAAGAAACCGCAGACAACCCTGCAGAAGACCATCAAAGCCTTTGATGGATAAAATAAAACGAAGTGTTGGAAAAAGTTAAAAGTGGGCAAAGAGCGAACAACTAAAGCAAAAAAGTAGTATCTTTGCGCCAGTGTTTATCAAATAAGCAGTATTTCGAACTTAAAACAAGAAGAAAATGAAAACAGAAGAAATCGCACTATCGAGGGTCAGCGAGAACGAAGCGAACCCAAGAGAGATAAGTCAAGCGAACTTTCAGAAGCTTGTGCAGAGCATCATCGTGTTCCCACGAATGTTGACCCTGCGCCCGATTGTTATTGATGAGACCTTCCATGCATTGGGTGGCAACATGAGACTGAAAGCCTTGCAGCACATTGTCACGATGGACGAAGCAGGCATTCAAGTGAAGCTGGATGCAGAGCAGCGTCTTTCCGATGATGAGCAATCCGCATTGATGGAGTACTGGCAGGGATGGCAGCAACAGCCAACAGTTACCGTGGTGAGCGCATCAGACTTGACAGAAGCACAGAAGCAGGAGTTTATGATTAAAGACAACCTATCCTTCGGTAACTGGGACTTCAACGACCTTGCGAACCGATGGGACAGCGCACAGCTTCAGAACTGGGGTATGCCAGTCTGGAACCCAGCACCAGTGGAAACAAGCAGCACCAGCAAGTGCAAGAAGAAAGGCAAGGACGACCAAGAGGGCGACCCATTCGCAGGGGAACTACCTCCTGAAATCGAAGGTCAAGACTTAACCCCTGACGACTTGCCAACGATAATGGGCGATGGCGTTTTGCCACGTGAGAACTTAATCATTCACTACAAGCCAGCCGATGAGCCATTCCTTGCCAAGCTTCTGGGAGTTGATCATATTGACCGCATCGTCTGGAACTTTGATGAACTGAAACCAAGACAAGAAGGAAAGGAGGAAGACAATGGAGAAGAATAAAATCGAGAACATCAACCTGCACGACCTGGTGGAGAACCAAGACAACCCACGCAGCATTGAGCCACAGCAGATGCAGAAACTCGTTGAGAGTATTCTGACGTTTCCGAAGATGTTAAAGATGAGACCAATCGTCTGTAATGAGAACCGAGTTATCCTCGGAGGTAACATGCGCTTCCGTGCCCTGCTCAACATCGAGCAGATGGAAGACGAAGCTATCAAGGGAGCGATTGAAGCCGTTGCCGTGAAACTGACCGATGGAGAGAAGCAGCAGCTTTGCAGCCACTGGGAGAAGTGGAAGGCAGAACCAAAGGTCGAGGTCGTTATTGCTGACAGCCTATCCGACGAAGAGACGGACGAGTTCATCATCAAGGATAACGTCTATTTTGGCAGCTGGGACGAAGAGAAGCTAAAGGGAGCATTTGATGTGGACGATATGCAGCGATGGGGATTGAACCCCTGGGAAATCCAGCAGGAAGCCACGACCTACGAACCAGCAGAGGACGAAGAACAGCGCATCATCATCGTATACCGCAGCGAGGACGCACAAGCCGTGGCAGATATGCTGGGACTTGACGCAATCGAGAAGCGCAACTTTGACGTGGAAGAACTCAAAGAAAAACCCGAATAGTCGGAATTTTCGCGTTTAAGTCGGAGAAACTCTTGAAATGGATAAACTATCCGCTCGGAACAATTCAATCCGGCAGAGACGAAATTTAACAAAAATAACTCGAATATGAGAAAGACTTGTGTTTTCATAATTGGAACCAACGCCAGCGGAAAGAGCACCGTTGCCCGAAAGCTGATAGAAAGCTTTGGTGGAATCGAAAGCTATTCGAACGGAATAAGCAGCACCAGGGATGGAGTTGCATTTGCAGGGCGATACGATGTTAAGTACGGAGGTGTTGACAATCTGAACGGTACGACCATACTTCGTGACATCGTGAAGAAGGCACTTGAGAGCACCGACTGTATCATTTGCGAAGGGATGAGACTAAAATGCTGGGGTACGAACTTGACGCACGCAATGTTCAATGCGGACAGACAGATTGTAATCTTCTTATACGCACCACTCGAAGAAATCCAAAAAAGGCTCGCAGAACGGTCGAACAAGACGTTGAGCAAGGATATTATCCGGGGACAGCGAGAATCGGCACATTCGGCAAAGAAATGGCAAACTGCGGGGTGTGACGTTGTAGCGATAGACACCACGGAGCAGACAGCAGACCAAATCGCAGACTTTATCATTAACAAAATAAATTCATGAGGATATGGCAGAACATTATGGCAACACGCCAAGAATAACATACGAGTTTCCCGACTGCTCAATGCCAATGGCTTTTGACACTTACAATAATTGCAGCTTTGGCTGTATGTATTGCTTTGCTCAGAACCAGCGAGGTATTGGCAGCAAGAAAAAGGAATACCTGCACAAGGAGGTTAAAGACGTGAGCGTTGAGCGCATCAAACGAATGTTCATTGACCCAGACAAGCACGGTGGAGACTTTGCGCCATACATCAAGGCTCGCAAGGTTATGCAGTGGGGAAGCATGAGCGACCAGTTCGACAACTTCGAACGTAAGTACGGAACGACACTGGAACTTTTGCGCTTTTTCAAGGATATAGACTATCCGCTTTGCTTCTCGACCAAGGGAGCATGGTTCACCAAGGATGAGCGATACATGGACTTGATCAGAGGGCAGAAGAACTGGAACTTCAAGTTCTCAATCATCACCAGCGATGCAGAGAAGGCTAGAGTAATAGAGCGAGGTGTGGAAAGCCCACAAGCAAGACTTGAAGCCATCGAGCGCATCGCCAATGCAGGAGCAGGAGGTGCAACGCTTAGACTGAGACCCTTCATCATCGGAGTGAGCACGCCAACGTACCTCGACCTTATCAAGGAAGCATTCAACAGAGGGGCTACAGCTTTGAGCACTGAATTCTTCTGCCTGGAAACGAGAAGCCCGACATTGAGGGAATTGTTGCCTACCATCAGCAAGATGGCAGGTTTCGACATTCTCGCATTCTACAAGAAGTACAGCGTACAGTCCGGCTATCTTAGACTGAACCGCAAGGTTAAAGAACCGTTCTTCCATAACATGAAGGCACTGTGCGACCAGCTGGGAATGCGCTTTTACGTATCGGACGCACACTTCAAGGAACTTTGCCACAACGGAAGTTGCTGTGGATTGCCGCCAACATGGAACTACAGCAGGGGACAGTTTTGCGAAGCATTGAACATTTGCAAGCGTAAAGGGTACGTGAGGTGGAGCGACATCAAGCTGGATGCAGAGATTTTCTTGAGGGCGAAACTGGATAAGGCGATGAACATGGGAACGCGTGAGAAAAGTTCGAAGTATTACACGATGAGCGCAGCCGACTACATGAAGTGGTGCTGGAACAATCCGCAGGCAGCGCACTCGCCATACAAGATGTTCGAAGGGGCAATGTTGCCAGCTGACGAACGAGACAGCGAGGGAAACATCGTATACAAGTACAACGGAGCAAAATTTTAAATCAAGAATCGTATGCCACAAGGTAATAACAACAAACATCGAGCGCAGAAAATCGACATCGAGAACCGCCTGCAGATTATCGCACCTCTATACCGCAGAGGATGGACGGAGCGAGAAATCACGGCAGAGGTTCGCAAACGGCTCGACAGACCGAAATACAATCAAGCGCACTGCGACATTCAGCGGCTATTGAAGGAGTGGAGGGAAGAGAGACTGACCGACACAGACGAAAAGATAACCAGCGAGGTGGCAAGGTTGAAGCTGGTAATACGTGAAGCCTGGGATGCCTGGGAGAAATCCAAGGAAGACTACCACGAAAAGACAGCGACCCAGCAGGGACAGCCAGTCTTAGATGAGCGAGGGAGGCAGGTTTCCATCGAGACCGTTAAGGCGATAATGTACGATGCCGAGAAGCGAGGATTCGGAGAACCACGCTACCTCGACATCATCATCAAGGCAGAAACGCAGATTTGCAAGCTGCTCGGACTGGATAAGGTCGTGCTCGACCTGAACGCAGGCTTCCAAGGCGGCATCGAGGTACGATACATCAACTCTGGACACCAGTGTGCATCCAGCGAGCAGGAAGTAATCGAGCGTGAAGGATTGGATAAAGAATAATTTTTTACCATAATTTTGTTTTAAGTTTTATTGTTTGTAAGAATGGCACTATTTGACGTTATTGGTGAGCTGTATGACCCGAATGCGGACGTAAAGCCAAGGTTCCTAGTGAACCAAGGAGGCACGTCCTCGGGGAAGACATACACCATCATGCAGCGTCTTATAGTGCTTTCTTTTGAGCATCCGATGGCAATTATCACGGTGTGCGGTCAAGACCTCCCGAACCTAAAGGTGGGAGCCATGCGAGACCTCGACACCATCCTGCACACAAGGGCAGAGTTGCTGGACTGGTTCAAGAACAACAAGAGCGACAGCAGCTACCGAGGAAAGAACGGCTCAATCATCGAGTTCAAGAGTTACCAAGATGCGCAGGATGCTAAGAACGGTAAGCGTGACTACCTGTTCGTGAACGAGGCGAACGGTGTGCCCTACGAAGTGTTCTGGCAGCTTGCCATCCGAACACGTAAGCAGGTATTCATAGACTACAACCCAAGCGCACGCTTCTGGGTGCACAACAACATCATCGGCAGGGATGACTGCCGATTGATACTGAGCGACCACCGAAACAACAGATTTCTCACGGCGCAGGAGCATAAAAAGATTGAAGAGATTGACGACCCAGAATTGTGGCGAGTATATGCGCGTGGACTAACCGGAAAGATAACCGGGCTTATCTTCACCAACTGGGGCATCGTTGACAAGCTGCCACCAAGGGAGGAGTGGAAGATGGAATGCAGGGGTATGGACTTCGGATTCACCAACGACCCAACTGCGCTGGAGCACGTTATATTGGCGCACGGAGAGTTATGGGTGGACGAAGAAATCTACCAGCCTGGAATGACGAACGATGACATCGCAGACCGATGCAAGGAACAAGGACGGACGAAACGAGACCTTATCATTGCGGATTCGGCAGAGCCTAAGAGCATTCAGGAGATACACAACCGAGGGCTGTGGATAATCGGCAGCACCAAGGGAGCGGACAGTATCAACAACGGTATCGACATTTTGAAGCGTTTTCGCATCAATATAACAAGACGCAGCCACGGCATCATCGGGAACATGCAGCAATACAAGTGGAAGAAGTCAAGGGATGGAGAGACCACGAACCAGCCTATAGACGCATTTAATCACGGAATAGACGCAATACGATACGTAGCCTTGAAGAAGTTATCCGTAGCAAGCCACGGAACGGCTAGGGCGCACGTATTAAGGCAAAGATAACGACAAAAAATATAAAGCGTATGGATAAGAACACGACATTCAAGTATTGGCTGGCAGTTGCTAGGCACACCAGCTACAAAATCGGCAAGCAGCCACGACCAGCGTTTGTCGGAGGGAAACAAGTGCCCGGCAATCTCAACCAGCTTTCCATCGGGCAGCTGATTGACCTTTCCCAGCTATCAGACAGCGAAGAAAGTCTGTATCAGATAGTGACAACCGTCCTCGGTCTGAGCCACAAGGAAGTGGAGCAGGCTAGGGCGGTTGATGTCGTTATGCTCATCGGTTGGGTTACATCAGAGGTGGAGCGCATCAACAAGCTCTTCGAGAGCACAGACACAGCGAAGCCAACGAGACTGGAGAAGGAGGCAGGCATCGATACCCTGCGGTTCGGACTATTCGGCATGCTGGACTGGTATGCGGTAAGGATGGGCATCAGCGACCACGACCAAGTTCTGAAAACCCCATGGCTTCGCATCTACAAGTGCATGGAAATGGACAACAAGAGAAGCGTGTACGAGCGAAACCTGCAGAAGTTGCAGGCAGAAGAGATGAAACGTAAATCTAGATAATTATGGCAACAATCAGAGAAACATTGAAGCAGCTGGCAGCAGACACGCTACCAGACTACACCTACCTATTTGAGGACTGGGACACAGCAGACACCAAGCTGGAGAAACTGAACTATCCGGCAATCGTCTGCATCATCCCAGCCAGCGGCACGACAGAGATACGAAACGGCAGAGTATACGACACCGTAAACGTTGCCCTGGCTTATCTCGACACCGTACCGAGGGAAGCGGAAGGAGAAGACAACGGAGAGTGCATCGACCGCATGAAGGTGGCAGGGGCAAGGATGATACGAGCCATCAACCAGTCGCACCAGTTCGAACCACTGGAAGGGCAGCAGTACTACGAGACCATCATCGAGCGTCTGAGCACGATTGTGTCGGGCGTAATGTACTCCCTTCAGCTGACACAGAGCATAGGAGGGTGTGAGGTATGAGCAAGGGAGGCATTCAATTCGACCCCAAGGCGGCATCGCTCATCATGCGTGAGGAGGTTGAAAGAGCACGGCAGCTTATCATCAACCACATTCGTATCAACGGACAGAACGCATCAGGGCGAACGATAGCTAGCCTAAAGGTGGAGCAGCCCAGCGAGGAAGAAACCATCCTATGGGGACACAAGCCATTCGGAGTACTCGAGACCGGACGAAGGGCAGGAAAGATACCATACGGCTTCCGTAGCATCATCCGGCAGTGGATGAAAGACAAGGGACTGCACGGCAGACCTATCCCCTACAAAACCAAGCGGCAGCACAAGTATACACCACAAGAGCGTGGCGACATGAGCATGGCTGGAGCCATCGCCCACACCATCGCCAACAAGGGTTCTAAACTGCACCGGACTGGCGGCAGGGCTGACGTATACAGCAATGTTGTGCCCGACACGATGAAGCGGCTCGGACAGCGACTTATTTTCTTAATCCACCAGTCGGTGGGAAGTATCAAACTAAACAATGAGACGGTATGAGACAGACAGTGAACAACGGATATTCTTTTTTCTATCCCGATGAAGTATGCTTCGCCTTCTTGCCTTGCATCATAAGAGCGAGTGGAAGCAACCTATCGTGTATTGAGGTAATAATCAGATGGGGCAAAACGGAACGAGCCTACAATGTGGAGGCGTTCAACGGAAAGTGCATTACAGACTACAGGGCATACGTACAAGCCTTTTTCGATGGACGCATCAATGCAGGCGTGGACTGGACGATAAACTATGACGTCAATAACTTATCCCAGCACATAAGAGTTGAGGTTAACGCATACGATGACAGAGACGGACAGCTTGCGAGCATCGAATTCACTACGAACGTAGTATGGGGTGCGCCAAGGTTCGGGGAAACCTGGAACGGCTACAAACGCCTTACGTGGTTCACCAACTATCCGTTCTCTTTTGGTATGTATTTAAGTAAGGCGGACACCAAACTGCTTATAGGTTACGAGGGAGCACCCAACAAGCTGCTTGAGATTCCGACCACCGACATGATAGACTTCAATGCAGCCATCTTACCAAGCGGTGCCAGGTACTGGAACATCTACGACTACGATGGAGAGATTCAGCAGGGAACGTTTGACAATACTTTCGACCTTACTTTCTGTCTATCTGCCGGTGGCAAGCAGTCACTATTGCTGCGCATTGACAGAGACGATACCGAGAGCGGCATCTATCTGCGTTGGATTGACCGACACGGATTCATTCGCTATTGGCTATTTGCGTCTGGGGAGGAAACGAGAGAAATAGCCAGCGACCTGAGTTTCATACGCAACAATCTGTGTGGATACAGCGACATATACGGCTACGTTGGCGACAGCGGAAGAAGGCAGGGATACGAGCGCACGGATTCAATCAAACTTTGTGCCCCGTTGGTTGACAGTGATACGTTCGATATGCTGCAAGACCTAGCCAGCAGCCCAGTCGTTGACATGTACCTCGGGGGAGACTGGATGAACGAGGAAGACCAGTGGACGAGCGTAACAATCAAGGCAGGAAGCTACACGAAGAGCACAGCTTGCTTGCAGGATTTCGTGTGCGAAATGATAATAAATAACATTAACGTTCAGAGATTATGACAGACCAGCAACTTTATATAGACGGTGTTTTGATGGATTTGCCGGAGAGCACCGATGTGGTGCTCGACATTAAGAGCAACCTTTTTCGTGACGTCACGAAAATGACCCCGAACTACACGTACACCATCCAGCTACCACGGACGGTGCACAACCTTTCAGTTTTGCAGCAAGCGGACAGACCGAAGAGCGGCAGCAGATACCCTTTTATTTTCCACCAGTGCAGTTATTTCCGTGGAGGTGTGCAAATTATCAAGGACGGACGATTGAGCGTGCTGAGTATCGAGGAAAACATTGAGGTTTCAATTTACTGGGGTATAATGCCAGCGTTCACGAAGCTACTTGAGAGCGGAATGAAACTGAACGAACTGGGAGTGACAGACAGAGTGCTTTTTGAAAAGTACAACAAACCAAACACAAGGGAGGAAGCCGTGAACAAGGGAATATTCTTTGCTTATTACAACCCATACCGAATTGAAAGCAAAGATAACTTTGGTATTAATCTGGTGCAGAGGAATAAGTATACCACGACACAATACTCGGCTAGCCGTGGACGCATCAGAACTGGCGCAGAGGTCGGAAAATACATCAGTGGAAATATAGAGAACGCATCGGACACGATTTGTGCTCTCATCCCCTTCTTGCCATCATCAACGGCAAATGTGCAAGCGCAAGGAAAGGGCGATTATAGAAGCTATGCAGTACTGGATAAGTACATGCGGGTTATATCCGTGAGCGGAGAAGATGAGACGCTGGAAGTATACACCATCAGAGGAGAGGCTAGAGCTGCATACCTCGTAGTGAATGCACCTGCCGAATATTACAGCACTCTGTCGCTATCAGTTACCGGGCTGACACCTATGCACGAAATGATAGATGGCGATAATAAGGAGGATTTCGTAGGCGATGATGTGGCGGTGGATGAATATAAAACGTCCCCAAAATTCTTGCAGCCATGTGTGACCGTAAACTGGCTATTGTCAAGGATAGCGAGGAAGTCGGGCGTATCTTTCGTTTGGCAGGATGATGAAGCAAAGAAGATGTTGAACAACCTCGTTGTGCCTATAATCAACAACAAGGCAGACGACAAGACAATCATCGGTAATCTGACCGCAGACGTTAAGAGCCGTGACGGACTGGGAGCACTTTCCTTTTCCGTCAACAACTCATTGACGTCAGTCACACCAAGCACTGGCAGTGATGTACAGAAACTGACGATAACGAAGGATTGCGAACTGATCTTTGATGTGCAAGTGCAATACTACGTCAGACATCAGTTTGAAGACGCAGCGGAGATTCAGTTGCCTATGGGCGTGAAAATGACCGTAACAACACCAAGTACCACCGGAGGTGAGGCATCCACGCAGGAATACGAGTTCGGAGATTTGAAGTACGAGGATGGACAGGTTAAGTACCCGGTCGTACTACGCAGATATGCTATCGATGGCTATCTTTATTTGCTTTCGGCAGGGACAAACACTATATCGCTAAAGAAGGACGATGTACTGACGTTTGAGACTATCATGTACGGAATAAACACAGTCAACATGCCTTCCGTTTATGGCGGCAAAATCACTGCGAGCGTCAAGAGTGGGGACAGCGTTCCGATTGGTGGAAGTTTCCCTATCGGCATAAATCTACCTGAAATCGAGGTAACAAACTTCATTAAGTTTCTAGCTTTGATAACTGGCTCGTTCCCTAGGCAACTGACCAACAGCACGCAAGTGCAGTTTATCATGTTTACCAGAGTTTGGGCAAACAAGGCGAACGCCTACGACTGGAGCGGAAAACTCATTCCGTATGACCGCCAAGGTGCACCACGGAAAAGCGAGTATTCCGTTTCAGACTTTATGCAACACAACCGCTACAAGTGGAAGGAAGACGAAGAGACAACCGGGGACTATGATGCAGACCTCGTAATCAGCAACCAGACTTTGGGCTATGAGCAGGACACATGGACGCTACCTTTTGCAGCCAGCGATGACAACCGCATACCGATAAGAACACTTGATTCTTTCGGCATGAAGAATGGTGGAGAGTATAAGGGATGCAAGGAGCGGATAATGACGCTAAGAGATGATAAGGAGCAAGCTGCACTTCGATTTGGTATTGACCTTCAGAACATATTCGATACGAAGTACAAGCAGCTTGCAGCAAGTATCGCCAGGGCGCACGTAATCACGGAACGGCTCAATCTGTCGGACTTGGATATACTAGATTTTGACGAAACGAAGCCAGTGTACCTTGCCCAGTACGGAGCGTATTTTGCGGTTCTCGAAATCAAGACAACAAACAGCGGATATTGCGAGGTTACAATGATAGAGTTGAACAACTAAAAGAAAGAACTATGGTAAGTGAAGACAGACAGCAGATTCTTGACATCAAGGTCAAGTACGAGGATGCAATCTATGGCATCATCAGATACAAAGAGAAGATAGACCAGCTAAAGGCAAGCATCAAGGACTTGCAGCAGCAGGAGAAAGACAAGACCATCACAACCAACGAGATGAAGGTGCAGACGGAAGCCATCAACGCAACCATCAAGGAGTATCAGTACAACGTGCGCACCTTGCGGAAGGAAATCCAGAACAACGTGCGCACAGAGAACGAGCAGGAGGGCAGCTTGAAACAGTTGCGTGCCCAGCTTTCAAATGCCACCAAGGCTTACGATGAGATGAGCCGTGCCGAGCGTGATAGTTCCAAGGGTCAGGAGATGCAGGAGCATATCCAAGACTTGATAGAGGAGCTGAAAGAGGCTGAGGAGGCTACTGGAAGATTCCAGCGCAGTGTCGGCAGCTATTACGATTCAATGATGAAGGCGGCTGACGACCTGCAGAACACCGAGTTTTTCGGTTTTGATGTTGTTGATGATACTGGAATCGGAAAGGTTATGGAAATGGGAAAGTCCGTGGAAGACCTAAAGGTAAAGTTTGGTGCGTTGAAAAATACGGCTCTTTCCTTATTGACTAACCCTTATTTCCTCGCCATGGCAGGTGTGGCAGGTGTCGGGATGGCATTCAATTGGTGGTATGACTACAACAAGGGATTGATGGAAGCCACACGACTGACGCAGCAGTTCACCGGATTGACCGGGGACGAGATGAAATCTTTGCGCAACGAGGTTCTTGCGGTATCCAATACATTCGGCTTGGAATTCACGGAGACGATGCAGTCTGCTAATACAATGAGCAAGGCTTTCGGCATTTCCGTTTCTGAGAGTTTGAAGATTATGCAAGACGGACTGGTGAGCGGTGCAAACGCAAACGGTGAGTTTCTCGACACGATTAAAGAATACCCGAGATACTTCAAGGAAGCAGGACAGAGCGCAGAAGAAATGGTGGCAATCTCAACGCAAGCGACCAAGGAGGGAATCTTCAGCGACAAGGGCGTTGATACCATCAAGGAAGGAAATCTACGACTGCGAGAAATGACAACCGCTACGGCTGCTGCGCTTGACGGAATAGGCATTTCTTCCAAGCAAGTTCAAAAGGACTTGCAGAACGGAAGCAAGACCACATTCCAGGTTATGCAAGAGGTGGCTAATAAGTTGAAGGAACTCCCTCAGTCAAGTGCTGCTGTAGGTAGCGCAATTGCCAACATCTTCGGTGGTCCTGGAGAGGATGCCGGACTTGCTTATATCGAGATGCTCGGTAATATCGAACTTGATATGGACAAAGTGAAGGCAAAGTCCGGGGATATTGCCAAGGCACAAGAAGACGAATTGAATGCAACAAAGGAATTGCAGGACGCAATGGCTTCTTTGTTTGATTACACCGGGGGTGGATTCGAGAAGATGAAGGCTCAGTTGTCAACGATTGCGAAGAAATCACTTACGGCAGTTATTAAGGGAGTAGTGAAGGCGATAAACTACTTCATCGATTGGTACAATGATAGCCTTCTGTTGCGAGGGGTAATCAATGCACTCGGCACAAGTTTCCGCTTGATGTGGAATGCAATCAAACTCGTATGCAATCTCGGAATAGACGCATTCAAGAGGATGGGCTTTGCAGCCAAGGGCATGCTTGATATTCTCGAAGGTATCGTGACTTTCGACCTATCCAAGGCACAGAAGGGATTCAAAGAGATTTTTGACATATCTGGTACGATTAAGGAAGCATGGAAGGACATCAAGAACGCTGGCATCGAGATAGGAAATTCCTTTGCTGACGGATTCGAGAACACTGTGAGCGGAAGACTGAACCATCTAAAACTTGCGAACCTAGACGTTGGAGCGACCAGCAGCGAGCCAGCGAACGGAAACAAGGGAACGACACCAGCAGCAGGCAAGGGCAGCACCACCAAGACCAAGGCACAGAGAGCCAAGGAAGAAGCGGAAGCCAAGGCAGAAGCAGAGCGCAGGAAGAAGCAGGAAAAGGAATTGCAGGAAGCGATTGCGCTTATCCAGTACAAGTACAACGAGCAAGTAATGGACGCAAAGAAGCGATACCTCGCAGGTATGTACGACAACGAGCGAGACTACAGCAACGACCTGGAACAGCTGGAGAAGGACATGGTGTCACGAAGCATTGACGCATACGTGGCGGCAGGGCAAATTGGAGCGGAAAAGGCGCAGGAAATGCAGGCAAAACTTCTCGACATCATGATAAAAGCAAAAGCGGACTTGAAGAACCAGGCGAAGGAAATTGTGGACGAACTCAACAAGGAGTTCGAGAACGCAGAGAAGGCACGCAAGGATGCAAATATATTGGGTGGTGGCACTAGCGATGAGGAGAACGACAACGCAGCCAAGTTGGAGCGGTATAAGGCTTTCCTAGAGCAGAAGCTAGGAATGACCCAAGAGAACACGGAAGCGCAGAAGCAGCTCCAGCAGCAACTCCACGACACAGAGGTACAGCTGGCAGACGATTCGAACAAGAAGCAGCAACAGAAAATCGGTGAACGCCAGCAGATGATGGCTAACATGATTTCTACGCTGGGCGATGGACTGTCTAGTTTCTTCAATGAGCAAGACAAATCCTTCCACAACTTCTTGAAATCCATGCTCACATCTTTGCTTGATGCGATTGAGATGGCAATCACGGCTTACTATGCACAGATGTTGGCACATGAGCTGGCAGAAAAGTCGTGGTTTGGCGTTGCCAGTGCAGCAGGCATGATGGCATTAACCAAGGCAGCCTTTGCCGGAGCGAAAGCAGCCGTCAAGGGCTTTTCCACTGGTGGCTACGTCCAAGGCTCGGGCACTGGAACCAGCGACAGCATCCCGGCAAGGCTCTCAAATGGCGAGAGCGTAATGACCGCCAAGGCGACTTCAATGTTCAGTCCGATATTATCCGCATTCAACCAGTTAGGAGGTGGTGTGCCTATCGTAGTAAACAACGGAGGCAGCAACATCGGCATGGATATGCTGGCGGCAGCTGTAGCCAGAGGGTATCAGATGGCTCCTCAGCCAGTAGTGAGCGTTGAGGAAATAAACCGAACCCAGCGGAGAGTGCAGACGATAGAGACTATCGGCAGGATTTAAAGGGTAGTTATTTCTTCAAGATTCGCGTTCTGAGCGGTTTTCGCTTAAAGGTGGTAAGGTTACACACCAAAGGCAATAAAAGCCGCTTAGAACGCAAAATTTCGGCTTGTTTAGAAAAATTAACTGCTTACGAGATAAACATATTGAAAAATATCGTATCTTTGCAGCGTTTTAAAACTTAAAAAATCACGATTCAATGGCAAAACTCAGAATATACAACGACATCGACAGCCAAGACAATAAGTTCTGGTATCAATGGTGGGGAGGCGATTGCGTATGTTTCCAGGATATAGATGCTTTTGCGGCAAGCATACCGAAAGACGATGATTCAATCGATATGCGCATCTTCTGCAATGGCGGCTCTGTGATTGAAGGCTGGGCGATTTACGACCGACTGCGACAGAGCGGAAAGAAGATTTCCTGCACCGTTGAGGGCAAGGCAGCATCCATGGCAACAATCATCATGCTCGCAGCACCAAAGGAGAACCGCAAGGCATACGAGAACGCTGCCTTCCTCCTGCACAACCCATATGTTCCTGGCTACCTTTTAGGCGACCAGCTGAATGCAAAGGACTTGAAAAACCAGAGCGAGGAATTGCAGATGTGGCAGGATATGATGGTGGACGCATACGTAGAGCGGTGCGAGTGCGACCGGGAAGAGATTCAAGCCTTGATGGATAAGGACATCTTCATCAACACCAGCGAGGCTTTGCGCCTAGGTCTTATCAGCAGCACCATTGTACCACTCAGCGCAAGCGCATCAAAACGCAACATAGAAAATTTTATTAATTCAAAACAACAAAATCCAAAAGCAATGGAGAAGAAAACAGAAGTAAAGGCTTCTCTCCTCGACCAGATTCTCGCCAAGTTGGGCGTGAAGACACTGGAGGAAGCAGAGCAGGCGGTGGCAGAGCCACAAGCCAAGGCAGAGCCAAAGGCGATGGAACTCAACACAGCGGACGGACAGACACTGACCGTAGAGCGTGAAGAGGGAGATCCACAAGTTGGCGACAAGGCAAGTCCGGACGGAACATTTGAGATGCCGGACGGTAAGACAATTGTTGTCGAAGACGGTGTAATTACCGACATTCAGACCGCAGGCAATGAAGGCGGTGAAGGCAATGAAGGCAATGAAGGCGGTGAGGGCGGCAGCGCATCAAGCACCGACAATGAAACCGTAGCCAAGTTGAAGCAGCAGGTAGCAGCACTCAAACAGCAGTTGAACGACACCAAGGCACAGCTGGCAGGCGCACAGAAACTCGCAAAGAGCAAGGAAGACATGCGCATCCTGAATGCTGTGAAGATGGCAGGCGGTGCTGAGAAGGTTTTAGCAGGCTTCAGCAGCCACTACCAGCCAGCACAGCGACAGCCAAGCGGCAAGGGCGCAGGCGACAACGTGAACGCTGTCGAGGAAGGCAAGAACGCTATCAAGGAGAGACTTGCCAAGCTCCACAAAAAGGGCAAGAAGTAACCAAGTATTAACCCATTAAATCAAAAGAAAATAATGGCAGGATTTACAAAACAGCAGCTCGAGAACCTTAAACTCGAGCCAGAAAACCTCGCAAGCATCAAGGATGCCGTGCAGGAAACCTTCTACAACGATGAAGACTTCTCTTCATTCGTGAACATTCAGAAGGTCAAAGAGAAAGACCCTATCGCTCTTCTCGGAGAGATGGAAATGGTAGGTAAGAAGGGTGGCGGTTGCGACCCTACCTATGAGGAGAAGGGTATCGCCAACTCCCAGAAGCGTTGGGAATTCGGACAGTGGGAAATCCCAGTCAAGATTTGCTACGAGGCAATAAAGGGAACCATCGGAGAGTACTCACTGAAGACTGGTACAGCCATTGGCGACCTCACCAGCACCGACTTTATGGCAATCTATGCAGATGCACTCCAGCGAGCCATGGAGCAGATGATTTGGCGTTTCGGCTGGCTTGGTGACAAGGAGGCAGCATTGGCAGGTGAAGGTGGCGGCAAGCTGACAGCAGGCTTAGATGTCAGTAATTTCAACGTCTGCGATGGTCTCTTCAAGCGCATCTTTACAGCCACAGCGACCAAACATACAGCCATCGCAGCCAACAGCGAGACCACTGCAGCATTGCAGATTTCTGCATTGCGCAAGAGTGGTGCGGCTACTACACTTGTAGACACCATTTTGATGGATGCAGACACACGTATCGTTGACGACAGCGATGCCGTATTGCTCATGACACGCTCGCTTGCTGACGCATTGACCTACGACCTCAAGAAGACCTACCACGACATTATGCCATGGGAGAAGTTGTTCGATGGCTTCGAAGTAGCGACCTACAACGGAGTGAAGATTGCACGTGTCGGCATTTGGGACAGAATGATTAAGGCATACGAGAAGGGCGAGGCTACAATCAACCTTCCACACCGTGCGGTATTCTGCAACCCTAAGCACCTTATGATTGGTACAGACGCAGACAATCTCATCAGCGACCTCGACATCTGGTTCGACAAGAAGGAGCGCAGAAACTATCTCTATGCTACTGGTAAGATTGGCACGGCTCTCCTCGAAGAGGACATGATCCATGCAGCTTACTAATCGCTCCAAATTTTCAGTTTAGTATTAAGTTATTTTGACAATCCTCAACACCCACAAAACGGTGTTGGGGATATAACAATTTTAAAACGAATTAATATGACAACAACTTGCGAGAGCCTTATCGCCCAGGACATCATCATCCCTTGCGAAGACCAAGTTACGAAGGGACTGGAGGGCGATGGACTTATCATCAATCGAGACGACATTGACTTCACCAAGTCCGTTGTAGCGGGCAATATAATTAAAACATTAGTTTTGAAGACTGGCAAGAAAGCATACGCTATCCGGCAGGAAGGCAGCAAGCCATTCACTGGAACCAAGACCGAGCTGACAATTGGCACGTATCGCAACAGCTGGAAGAATACCGTAGCAGTCGTGGTATTGGCAAACACACCTGACGTTTGCGCAAATATCATTGACGGACTGGCGAACGGAAAGTTTGTCATCATCCTGCGCAACCTTTCAAAGGGAGCGGACGGAAAGGCAGAGTACCAGGTATTCGGATATGCGCAAGCACTGAAGGCAAGCGCAGGCGAAAACGACAAGTACTCAGACGACACCGAGGGCGGCTGGCTTATCACGTTGGAAGAGGAGAGCGTACCAAAGGCAGCTTATTTCTTCTTCGACACAGACAGCGAGACCACAGCAGCCAAGTATAAGAGCCTTCTGACGGAAGCAGCAGCGTAGCCTATGACATACAAGGAAGCAACAGCCAAGGTCAGTGAGTTGAAGGCACGTTTCGACAGTCCCTTTGATTCAACCGACAAGGCAGTTATAGAATCTCTATATTTCGAGGTAACACGCAAGCGGTTTGTCCCGACAACCTGCCAGCAGTGTTACCACGATGCTCTGATAGAAATATATCTAAAACTCAAAAAAGAAAAGGCAATGCCAAAAACATGTAATTACGCAATGAAGGCAGGTTTTATCATTTCCTGCCCGGATTTCTACCATGGTAAGATTTTCACTAACGAGAACCTGACCGACAAGGTAGCGCATGAATATCTGACGAAGTACCCACACATGGAAAGCTACTTTCAGAAGATACCCAGTGATGAACTCATCGAGAACAAGCAGCCGCCAGCAGACATCGAGAACAAGCAGCCGCCAGCAGACAGCGAGAACAAGCAGCCGCCAGCAGACAGCGACAGCGGTGCAGATGATACCGCAGGGAAAGATCCTGCCGAAAAAGCAGCAGGCATCGACAAGAAGAAAGACCTCGACCAAGCCGAGAAAGCAGGCAAGGAAGAGTAACAAAACAACAAGTAAAACGACACAAGCAGTATGAACGTTAAGACAGTTAAGAAGCCAAAGCGAAGAGTTGATATTGGCTACGTCAGCCGATTCAAGATGCAGGCATACGGATATGATAATCTTTATCCGCAGAACCTCGCACGCATCACTGAAGCCAGCGGTACGGCAATGCTGTGCCTTAACCGATATGCCCGATTCATTGAGGGCTACGGCTTTGATAGCGACATTCTAGCAGCGTTGGCGATGAACCCACAAGGGGACACGGCAGACGATTTGCTCCGGAACGTAGCGCAAGACCTCGCACGCTTTGGAGGCTTTGCCCTTCATGTAAACTACAACGTTCTAGGGCAGGTGTCGAGCGTGAGCCACGTACCCTTTGAGAATTGCCGCCTTGAAGAGACGGACGACAAAGGGAACGTGGCGCACGTCTTGCTGCATCCAGACTGGGAGCAGAAGAAAACGAGGAACGGAAAGCGGTTGATGGTGAACGAGAAGACAATCGAGCGCATCAACGTCTTCAACCCCGACCCGGACATCGTTCTCGAACAGATTGAGAACGCTGGCGGCATCGACAGCTACAAGGGACAGATTCTGTGGCAGAGCCTAGACGGAAAGTTCATCTATCCGACAGCCAGCTACGATTCTGCCATCACGGAGATTTCGACCGATGAGGGACTGGGTAACGTCAAGATGCGAAACGTCCGCAACAACTTCCTCGTATCGTGTATGCTCGTAACCAAGAAGGGCGTGCCTAAGTTCAACGAGGAAGGCGAAGAGGTGGAGAGCGGACAGATGATTTCCGATGAAGACCTTTTGCAGTTCCAAGGGGACGAGAACACAGCGAAGATTCTTGCTGTCGAGGTGGAGAACGAGGAAGACGAGCCGAAGGTTGTCGCCTTCCCGACAAAAAACTTCGACAAGGAGTTCAGCGTGACCGACAGCAGCGTTATCGAGCGAATCTACGCACAGTTCCATCAAGAACTCTTCTACTCAATTCGTATTGGCAAGCTGGGATTCAGCGGACAAGTTATGCAGGACGCTTACGAATACTATGCAGGCGAAGTGACGACCGAGCAGCGTTTCATCGAGCGAGCCTTCAAGAAGATTTTTAAGAACTGGCAAGACCCAGCCATTCAGAACCTAGACCCCAAGCTACAGCCGTTGAAGTATATCAGCAGCGAGGTGGCAGGGAACAACACGATAGATTGATTGAGCCTATGGGAGAACAGAGAAAACAACTTATCACGGTTGATCAGTTCCGAGAACTGGCACGACCGACCAGCACACACCTTGATGAGGATGATGTGAACGCATACATTCGGGAATGCGAAGATGCGAACATCATACCAGCCATCGGGTATGAGCGGTTCAAGGCAGCGACCGAGCAGGGAGAGTGGGGCGATTCAGTATTGCCCGATTTCCAGCCTGCAACTTTCCTGGACGGTGGCGAATACACCACCAAGAAGAATGGAGATTGCAGCCAAGAAGAAACCAAGGTGCAGAAGTACACCAGCGGAATACGCAAGGCACTCGCTTATTTCACGTATGCGAGGCTTTTTCGTGCCGATGGCACAATTATAAGCCGAGCAGGTGGAATGCGCCACAGAGACGATTATTCAGACCATGTTCAAGACGTTTCGAGCAACAAGCAATACAATGACATCATGGATATGGCAGAGAGATATTTATCCGATGCACTCGAATACCTCAAGGCATTCACCTCGAAAGGGGAAGTGAAGCCACAGCGAGGGTCGAGGGCACACATTCACGCAATAGGCAACTAAAAGCATATAAGTTATGAACGAGGATATTCAAAAAATGCTCCGTATGGCAGAGCTGATACGAGATGCAACGCAGGTTGGAGAAAACACAGCGGTGCGTGTCGGCACGGAAATTTACGACATCGTTGTCGAGTTAAGCAGGATGCTTGCCATGATGGACGATAAACTGGAGAACGATGCGGTCGTTAGGATTATCAAGAGTGAACTCGCCAAGATAACAATAATGGAAGCGCAAATTGCGGATGGGGCGATAACGGCAGCGAAGCTTGCCGATGGCTCTGTAAAGAACAGACACCTAGCATCCAATTGTGTGACCTCAGATAAACTACAACCGGGAGCGGTCAAACACGACCATCTGACCGAGGACTGTATATCAACTGGAAACATCAGAGACGGCAGCGTGACAGCAAAAAAACTCGGCACGGACATCTACAAGGATATTTCAAACAGAGTGACCGACATCGTGACGAAGGATTTCCCCCCAGCAATCACGGAGGAACAGATAACAGACATTACAAGTAAATAACAATTTAAAACA